TGCAATCTTTAGGAAACACTCTCCAATGTAGCGGGGAATAGGAGGTTTTGGTTTTCCCTGGATCTCCGCAATTTCTTTATCTTCACGATACTTGATCAATGCAGCAAGAAACTCTTTATTATTGACATAATGCTCTGACCTCTTTCTCTTGGTCATGACTGCTGTGGTTATCATAAGTTTTTATCATTATTATGTATAAATTATACCACGTAAACAAATGGTTGACAAGGTATCTCAAACTCTGTATAATAACCTTTGTCGAGGTTGAAAAGTTATAACTTAGCTTTTCTTATAAAGCTTCTCTAGAATCTCTTTAGCATCATTAACATTAGAGATATATCCCATCTTACGACTCAATTTGGATTCTTTATTTTTCTTTCTTGCATATTCCCTAACATAGTTTTGATACATGTTTATCATTTCTATATCAGAAGATTCGGAGAGAGTTATAACGTCTTCAATATTAATAATGAACATATCTTCCGTGGTTGTTTTTAACCATGGTTCAAGTTTATATCCAACAGTTCCTGTTCTATTTTTTACTTCAGATACAATAATAGGACTTGATACGATTAGGAATGTCCTATCTTCTTCTTCTGAAGCTGCTACTTTAGCAAATAGTTCTTCGCCTGTTTTTAATTTAACAGTACAGTAAAAATCTTCTTCGATCATGCTTTCTTAAGTTGTATGGTGATTATTTCGTAATTGAAGTTCTCCTCATTATAAGTTTTAATTCGCTCAATTAAATGATTTAAAGTATAGTTTTTTCTCGAATTATATGTGCAGTCATCTGAGATATCATATAGTACTGCTTTTGTTTTATTTTTTCCTTTTCTAAGAACTCTACCAATAGATTGAAGATTTCTAATTCTAGATTTACTTGGAGAAGCGAATATCACATTATGTAAGTTTTTGATGTTAATACCTGTGGAGAAAGTTCCATAAGAAGCAACGATAATTGCATTAGACTCTCTTTCCGTAATTTCTCTAACCAATTCTCTTTGTTCAGTATCAACACCTCCATGAATAAAAAATACTTTACGATCATCTCGCTTATTGCTATTTATCTTTTCGTAGAGTATTGCTCCATGTGATTCAACACGACTAAAAAGAACAAGAGTATTTCCTTTTAAATCTAAAGAAAGATTAGTTATAAACTTATTCCTTTGCTCATGAGAGATTAAATATTGTATCTCATCCTCATAAGTTTCAAACTTCTGTGGTTGATGTTTAAGAACAAGACAGCGAATATCTAACTGAGAAAGATGACCTTGCTTCATCAACTCATCAGTTCTTGTTACTTTATATGATGGACCAAATAATCCTTCCAGAACCCACTTATGAGTTTGTGTTCCATCAAGGGTTCCAGTAAAACCAAAACGATACTTTGCATGATGAAGTTTAGTCATAATCTCAATCAGAGATTTGCTCTTGAACAAATGTGCTTCATCTCCTATAATGACATTATAACCCTCAAAGAATGAACGTTCTAATTTATAGACAGATTGCCAAGTAGTAATTGTAACTGGATATTCATTAGTCTTTTCTCTACCCGAATAGATACGGTGGCAATATGAATCAGCATCCCAACCATAGTCTAAAAAATCCTTGTACATCTGCTCTACCAGAGATGTCGTCGGAACAACTAAGAGAATTTTTTGCCCTTTATCTACGTAATACCGTACAAGGGAATAAATCATCAAGGATTTTCCTGAGGCTGTGGGTGATATCAGCAATTTTCGGTTATGTCGCAGAGCGTCGTATACTCCCTCTACTTGATACTCCCGTGGAGAATGAGTACAAATAGAATTCATATAATCTTTCACACCCTCATATGAGATATTTTCGTTTATCTCAAATGGTTGTCCGTAAAATTTATTTTCTTTAAATTGATACTTGTAATTGTGATTTTCTAACTTATCAATTACCTTAGGAAGAAGACCTGCATATATCTCTCCAGTATGAGTGCTTAGTAGACGAATTTTTCCATCCCAGTGCCTGCTTCTATACTGGGACATAAATTTCGCAGACTCTACTTCAAAAGTGAAGTATGGTTGAAGTTCATACAAAATATGAGGTTCACAATCTAACTTTAAGTAAACCTCATTTTTCTTTTCAATAATTACGTCACTCATAACATTGTTATTGCTATGAGTATTTATTTACCCCAATCCAGACTGAAACCGAACAAATTCTATCGCATTTTTGATTTGATATGTTCTGTTTTGAATCATTTTTAAAATGCTTTCAATATAATTTAGTAGGGTTTCATAATATTCAATTTTTAGTGCTACTTGGGAAAGTTTCTCATCAGAGTCTAAGTATCCCTGTAGAGTTTCTTTATCTCTAATTTTCTTAGGGAATGGATTCTCCACGTAAACATCGGGGTCTGCTTTCCCAGTAAAGTATTCGTATTTTTCGTGCCTTATCTTTTTCTTTTGCTGCTCAGATTTCTTTTTCAATAAATTTATAGTATTGTATAAATCAAAATATTTTGCGTGAAGTATGGGAATATTTAAAGATTCTGTATGTAGATTATCAATATCCATTTTGGAATCTTTTTCCCACATTAACTGAATTGTATCTAAATCAATATTCATAATTATTATAAGTTCATTCGGAGGTTAATGGATTTCCATTCTTATCTAAGATATTATACACCAAATACTTAAATGTTACATCTGCTGTGAAGTATTGAGTATCTGTATTTGTTGCGTCAAATTCTAGTGGGGACAAGTATGTTGGAAACATTGATTTGAATTTAACTTGGAAGTTAAATCTAAGTCCACTATTTAATCCAATCAAAGTTCCATCAGAATATAGATTTAAATCTGATTTAAATGGTTGTTCGAATGATTCGTTTGAATTTTGAAAATCATATATTTCTTTTAAACTTTCTGGGAACCCAAGACCTCTTATCCAATTCTGAATTTCCATATAATTTTCCAAATTCTCATCAACTAAAAATCTCAATGTGAAATCCTCAAATACCATTTTATCACCTGGTACTGGTATATCGTTCAGGTAATTTGGTTGTATTGCTACACCCAATGAGATTGCTGGTATTGAAACTTGATTGGAAAAGAAAGCAACCTTAGGTGTTCGGTTCAATGATAATTTAAAATTAACTGACGAAAGAAAATTTCTATTTTCAATCTGTTTGGAAGACATCGTTTTTTAAGTATTTAGATAAAAAAAGAGACCCTTTCGGGTCTCTCTAATGAATTTATGTGAAATAGATCACATGAGGTTCTTAACAGCGACTCTTCTGTAGTAGCGGTTAGCGTTAACGCGGAGTCTTCCGAGACCTTGGTCAGTGCCTTCAGCGAATGGGTTAGCAACAAGACCGTAACGGGTCTTAAAGCCAATCTTGGGCTGGAAGCTGTTCTCACCAACGGCACGAACCATTTGGAGAGGAACATAAGGACAATAGAAGAGACCAGCGTCATAAGGTGAAGAACCCTTATAACCTACAACGTAGTATTGGTTACCAGGAGTTGCGTTACCTGAGGTCAGGTTAGCAGCATATGGGTCGATGTATACGCGGAACTTGCCCATGAGGGTACCAGCGAAGGTGTTGCCGGTATCATCAACGTTCAGGTTAGCGTTGAGTGCAGGGGTGTAATCGAGAACACCAGCCATGGTCAGTGCTGAAGCAACGTCAGCAGAGCACATGATGATGTTGCCCTTTCCGCGACGAGTTCTTTGTGCGATTGCGTTAGCATCACGCTCGATTTGGAAGAGCAGACCCTTGAACTTCTCAACAGACCAACGACCGTTTGAATCAACGTCAAGGTCGAATACACCAGGAGTTGCTACGTTCTGTACAGCACCTTGCTCAGCAACCTTGTAGATGGTTCTGATGACTTCACGGTTGATTTCAGCAAGAATTTCGCTAGACAGAATGTTAGCGAGTTCTGCTTCAGCATTCAGACCGTGGATTGCCTTGAGGTCCTGAGCGAGTTCTAGTGAATACTCAGCCTTCAGAGCGCGTGACTTAGCGGTAACAGTGACCTTCTCGATTGAGAAAGCCATCTGGTTGAACGCATTACCTGCGGTACCATCAAGGTTCTCTGAATCACCAGTAGGCATACCCTGACCGACATTATATGCGGTTGAGGTAGCGGTTCCTACAGGGTTGAGGAGTGATGGGTTTGAACCAGCCTGAATGGTGGTACCAATACCAGCATTAACGTCAGCAAAGTCGCGGGTAAGAGTAGTATCGAAACCTGCGTCAGTACCGGAGAATGTGGTATCTGCTTCGTTGTAGAATGCCTCAGTTCCACTCTGAGTGGTGTAACGTGAGCGCATTGCGAAGATGAGTCCAGTAGGACCACTCATTGGTTGAACGCCAGCCAGGTCATAAGCGACCAGGTTAGGCATTGAACGACGGATGAGTGAAATCAGTACGGGATCGAAACCTGCGGTAGGACCACCGGCGAGGCTGGCGCCACCACCGAATCCACCTTGGGCACCAGCAGCGTTACCGCTGTTGGTTGGGGATTCCATGAGCATATTCATGGAACCACTATCGAAAGCTGATTGCTCTCTTAAAAATCTTTCTTGGTTTTCGAGCAGGACAGCGGTTACAGCTCTACGATGAGAATCTTTGATTCCACCCTCATGATCGAGGAGAGGTGCCCACTTTTCCTGCAGATGCTCGGAATGGAACATTTGCTTTTACCTTTTTACTAAAGTGCGTTTTTTGGGTTTGAATTATATTAAATTCAATTATTTGCCGAATGCTGATAAGGTCTTCAGGTAGGCAGACATGGTACCAGAAATTGATTCTGGTGCATTGTCTACGCCTTCGGATAGACTTTCAGTTCTTGCAGAAGGAGAAACCACTCTTGATGGGAAATATGATTCCTTCAAGGTCTCCAGTTTTTCACGATATTCTTCTTCACTTTCAAACTCAACACTTTCGGCAAGTGAAGCGAGCTTGTCTTTCTGAGTAGCCGCTAGACCCTCAGAGACCTGTTCAAAGATTCCATCAGCAACCGACTCTGCGAGACGCTTGTTGAGTGAAACGTTCTTCTCAATTTGCTCGTTGAGTTTTGTCTCCATTTCATCAAGTTTTTCTACCATGCTCTCAAGCACATCATATTTATCTTCAGGGATTGATACATAATGTTCTTCAAAAAGTCCTCTCATTCCTTGGAGGAATGATTCGGTCATTTCGGTCTTAAGACCTTTTTCAATAGCGAGTGCGTTCTCATTGAACCACTCGTCAGCAACATACTCAAGATAAGAATCAACTCTTTCGGAAAGAGCAGTCTTAATTTCTTCTACTTCCTCAAGGAGAGCAGAAGCATACTGCTCTTCAAGAGTCTCTTGAATTTGAGCAACTCTTGAATTAAGAGCCGCTTCAAAGATAATACGTGCCTTTTCTTGGAACTCTTCGGAGAGTTCTTCGCCGGATAGAAGAGCATTAACATCTTCATCGATGTTAAATTCTTCCTTCACTTCTTCTTCGTCTTCTTCGTCTTCTTCTTCCTCCTCTTTCTTCCCTTTCTTCTTACCGCCCTCTTCTTCCTCTTCCTCTTCCTTAGCCTCTACGATTTCTTCGTCAGTTTCTTCTTCGATGAAGTCTTCATCTTCTAGTTCTTCTTCTTCTTTGACTGCTTTCATTGCATCCGCAGGAGAAGCACCCTTGTTAACTACATCTCTTACTTGCTTAAGAGTTGCGCCAGGTGTTTTTAGTTTCGCAGAATCATCATCAGTTTTATAATTTTCTGGTGTTGGTCCACCAAGATCTTCCCAGCTGGCTGTTTGACCTGGTGTGGAACCAGAAAGATGCTGCATTGGATCCGCTGCTTTAGCGCCAGCATTAACAGCGGTTCGGGATTGCTTAGTGCCTACTTCCATTTCTTGTAAATCTCCACGAGACATTTGAACTCTCCGTTTAACCTTTAGTTATAAACTATATTTATTTATAATTTAATAAATTACAATGAGTTTAAAAACTCATTGAATAGACTCAATTTGTATTCTTCCAGAATACCTTTATCTACATATGTGTTAATTTTTTTCTCAAATGTGGCAACTTTTTGCTCTAGAACTCCATTATTCCATACCCACTCAACTCCTTCCATAATTCCTTGAACAAATGCATCAGGAGCAGAAGGATCTGCTACGATATCAGCAGCAGTTGCGAGCATAAAATCTTCACCAACTTCTTTAAATCCTTTATTATTTTCTCTTAGTGATCCAATACCACGAGAGGAAACACCGAGAGTTACTCCATCTTTGAGTAAAGATTCTGCAATCTTACCCATTGGAGTTGAAAGGATTTGTGCTTTACCAATCCAGTTATTACCTTCACAAGTAAGGGAGACAATCTTATGAGAAACTCTATCAAGATTTACAGTTGGACCATCTGGGTGACCTAACTCACCAAGAGCACGACCTTTATTCACATATTGTTCAGTGTAGCGATTTACCTCTCTTTCCATAATGGAGCGGGGATACATGCGACCATTACGGTTTACGCATTCTGCCTGAAGGAAAGGTCCTTGAATATAAAGTTTCTGATTCTTTCCAGAACCTTCGGTTAAAACTTCTACCTTTTCAATCTCTTCTCTGATTAGTTTCATTTTAGGCGTCTCCTGAGATTTGTACTTGTTGGTAATACAATGTTCCAGATCCTGCACCAAATGCAGAAACTTTATTTGAGTTTGATATGGTTGCGTCAGGGGATGAGAATGCTGTAACAATTCCGCTTGAATTATAACTGACGGTCATTCTAGTTTGGAAATATCCATTTACTCCAGCAGAAGTATCAACAGATAAAACTTGTTGGTGAGTGAAGTTATAATATGACTGACCAGAAGCAGTTAGTGAAACATAATCACCAACTGCAAATGGAACTTGGGTTCCTTCAGGTACAGTTACAACTGTGGTTGCTCCAGTAGTAACTCCAACAACTCTATTTGATGCTTTAGTCAATGCAAGTGTCGCTGTTCCACCCGAAGGCACATAATAATCTGTTGCTGTCGCTGAAGGATTTCCTCCAATCAGAACATGGGCAGCACTATTAACAGCAACTACTCTTAGAACACTGGATTGAACCGAA